AAGCCGCCACCCACGCCGTCAGCCAAGCCTTGGCCGCCCGCTACGTGACCAACAAACGCATCAACAACATCGTGAGGTTCCCCAAATGACCGAAGCCGTGATGACTGCCTCTGAGCGCGCCGATACCAGTGGTCTCGGCCACTCGCGTGACGTATGGCGCGACCTGACCGCCGCAAAGCTATCCAAACGCCAACAGCAGGTGCTGGACGCCATGCGGGCCATGCGGGCCAGAGGCACCAGCCGCGTGCATTACCTGGACGTATGGCACCACTTGACCCGCAGCGGCGTCGAAATCATGCCCCAGACCGTCTGCAGCCGCATTGGTGAACTGATCACCGCTGGCCGCTTGCGTGAGGTGGTTGGCGTGACTGATACCGATGGTCGAAAAGGCCGCATCGTTGAGCTGGTCGCTCAGCAGGCCAGCATTGAAGGGGCAGGTCTGTGAGCATTGCATTGATGACCTTGGCGTGGAAGTCCGATATCGCATCTGGCCCCAAGATGGTTCTTTTGAGCCTGTGTGACAACGCAAACGACCAGGGCGAGTGCTACCCAAGCATTTCGACCATTGCTGAGCGCTGCAGCATGGGCGAGCGGACCGTCCAAAGGCACATATCAGAACTGACAAAAATGAAAGCCGTCAGGGCAGTTGAGCGTACAGGTCGAAGCACCGTTTACCACCTCAACCCCCGCCAATTTGGCACCCCCGCCAATTTGGCACCCCCGCCAGATTGTCACCCCACCCCCGCCAATTTGGCACCCCCACCCCCGCCAATTTGGCACCCCACCCCCGCCAATTTGGCACCCATAACCGTCAATGAACCGTCAATAGAACCATCACTTAACCGAAATAAGACGCTGCCGCGTCCAGACGATATTTCGGAATCGGTGTGGTCTGACTTTTTGTTGATCAGGAAATCGAAAAAATCAGCATTGACCGAAACCGCCCTGGCAGGCATGCGCACCGAGGCCGAAAAGGCTGGCATCACGATGGACCAAGCGCTGGCCATGTGCTGCACACGCGGCTGGCAGTCGTTCAAGGCCGATTGGGTCAAGCCAGAGGACAAAGCCGCTGGCAAGCCCGGCGCGAAGCCAAAGGTCTACCACGACATTTCGGGCATGGATTACACAAAAGGAGTCACCCATGATGGCCGTTTCTGATTCAAACGTGGTCGAGGAATCGCGCACCTGCACAACGCATGGCGACTACACCGTCAAATTGTTCACCATCGCTGGAAGGCAGGGGCACGGCAGCACGCGATGCCCAATCTGCCAAAAAGAAGCAGAAGAGCGCACAAAAAAGGAAATCGAAGAGAGGCGTCTGCGCCAGATCGAGGCCAGCCGAATCGCCCGCCATGAACGAAGCCGCATTCCCTTGCGCTTCAAGACCCGCCGCTTTGACAACTACGCCGTCGAAAACGATGGCCAAGCCAAGGCGCTGAACATTTGCCGCAACTACGCTGAAAGCTGGTCAAAGGTCAGCCAGGCGGGCACGGGCCTGATCTTTTCTGGCAAGGCGGGGGCAGGCAAAACCCACTTGGCCTGCAGCATTGCCCATGAGGTGATCGAGCAAGGCGGCGAGGTGCAATTTGCCACCGTGGCCGAAGTCATGCGCCAGATCAAAAGCTCGTTTGCCAAAGACTCAGACACCACCGAGCAAAAAGAGATCGACCACTTCAGCGGCATTCCGCTGCTGATCTTGGACGAGGTGGGCATGGATTACGGCACCGACTTCAACAAGGCGCTGATTTTCGAGATCCTGAACAACCGCTACGAAAACATGCTGCCCACGATCTTGTTGACCAACTTGGACGCGCCAGCATTGGTCGACTACATGGGCGAGCGCCTGGTGGACCGTATGCGCGAAGGCGGTGGCCGCATGGTGTCGTTCACCTGGGACAGCTACCGCGCCAAAGCCGCTAAGGCCGCCGCATGACTCGCACCTATGCCCTGCTGCGCCCGCTGGATCACGGGGCCTTGGCCATGAGCGAGATCATCGCCATCACCGGCTGGCCTGTGCAGCGTGCCCGCCAAACCGTGTCTTACCTGTCCGAGTTCGGGCGCATCAAATCAGTCGATGGCAAATGGGCCAAATGAACAACAAAACCAAGCACCATGCCATGCGAATCCTGTCAATCCTCAAAACAACAGCCGCTCAGTGGTCGGTACAGCATGACCTGCACCCACTGCTGCGCCCGCTTGATCCGATCAGCGCGGCCACTCAAAGGCGCTCAAATGGCCATGTTCGCAGCCATTGCCCGACACCAGGGCGCACCCTCACGGGCAGCGGTTCTGCAAGCCATCAAGGCCATGGACGCACAGGGGTGAGCGCATGAGGATCGACATTCGCCACAACTTCCCCGATGTGATGCGGTCGCTCGACACCTTGCGTGATGACATCGCACGCCAAGCCACATCACGCGCCCTGAACACCACCATCGCCCAGGCCAAGACATCCATGAGCCGCGAGATTCGCCAGGAGTTCATGATCACGGCCAGCAAGATCAACCAATCACTGCGCATCAACAAGGCCAACGCCTTCAAGGGTGAGCTGCGCATGCAAGCGTCATTGGAGTCACCAGCCAAGCGTGGCCGTTCGCTCAACGTGGCTGCGTTCGGTGCACGCCAAACTAAGAAGGGCGTCACCATCAAGATCAAGCGCAACGGCCCGCGCCACCTGATCCCTGGTGCCTTCATGATCAACGACGGCAAGACCGTGATGATCCGCGTCGGCCCCAAGCGCCTGCCCATCAAAGCCATCCAAACCATTGACGTGGCGCAGATGTTCAACACCAAGCGCATCAACACCAAGGTGCAGCGCTTCATGGTCGACAAGTTCCCGAGCCTGTTCGACCGTGAAGTGAAGTACTACACCGAAAAGTTCAACCGGGTGAAGTGACATGGCCATCAGTAAAAACGCACTCCGATGCAGAAAACAAAGGCGAAAAAAAGCCGAAGCAGAAGGCCGCGAGATTCGCGCCTGGAACAAACAATCAGAAGAGCAAACACCAACAGACTACAGGCGCGAACGAAAAAACAAATTGCGAGCCATTGCGGCCACACATAACCCACCAAAGACGGGAAGGTATGCGCTGAAAGATGCTCATGTAAAGGCTTACCAGTTACACGCTGAGAAACAGTCAAAAGACGTGGAGCTTCAGCGCCTTAAAGATGCGGGCATGAAGCTATGCAGACGATGTGAATCTGTTTTGAATGTAGGCCGCTTTAGCAAGAACGCTGCAGCCAGTGATGGATTAATGCCTTTGTGCAAGGCGTGTGATGCACAAAAAAGCAAAGAGAGAAGAGATAAAAACAAAGCGGCGCACTTAGCAAGAAGAAGAGATTTGTACAAAAAGAACGCAGCGCAAATGCGTGCCGCTTCAAAACGTTACAAAACAGAAAACAGAGATCTCGTGAACAAAAGGCTTCGGGAAAAGCGCAAAGAAGATCCCTTGTTCAAGCTAAGAGAAAACATAAAGAAACGACTAAAAGACGCGCTTAAGCGCGGTGGGTATACCAAAACAAGCAAGACGATGCAGATATTGGGATGCACAGCCAAAGAACTAAAAGAACACATTGAGCGGCAGTTCACAAAAGGAATGAGTTGGGCCACACTTGGTTCAGAGATTCACATCGATCACATCATCCCACTGGCTACGGCAAAGTCAGAAGAGGATTTGATTGCACTCAATCACTTTACAAACCTGCGCCCGATGTGGGCAAAACAAAACATGGAGAAGAGTGATGCAGTTCTGTTCCTTCTTTGATTTGGATCACCCCACCACGACCCCCCGTGTCCAGGTTCTTCCCATGGGTGTATCACGGGTCGAATCGAAGCGCGGGAATCCACTGTTTCATGATTTTCATAGAGGGGTTGACCCGACATGATGATTGACCTGCAAGTGCCTGCTGTGCAGACGGTGGTGGCCTCGGTGGTGGGCACGACCAAGCAAGCCATCAACGCCATGATCACCGAGGGCAAGCTGCCTGCCGATGAAAGCATGGGCGGGTTGATCTTGGCCTACTGCGGGCGGCTGCGTGAGCAAGCGGCTGGGCGGCTGGGTGACACGGCTGACGGCCTGGACCCGGCGCAAGAGTCGGCGGCGCTCAAGCGCTCTCAGCGCGAGGGCCAAGAAATCAAAAACGCCTTGGCGCGTGGTGAGTACGCGCCGATCGGGCTGCTGTCTGAGGTGTTGGCCACGGCCAGCCAGTCGGTGGTGGAGCGCTTCGACCAGCTGCCCGCCGCCCTGCGCAAAACCTGCCCCGACTTGCCCGAGGCTGCGCGTGACCAGGTGATGAGCCTGCTGGCCAACGCCCGCAACGAGTGGGTGCGGGCCACGGCTGACCTGGTGGCCAAGAACCTTGCACCGGCTGACGATGCCGAATTTGAAGCCGAGGACGACGAATGAGCCGAGCTCCATCCGAAACCCTGCAAGCTGTATTGGCGGCGATCACCACCGGCTTGTCGCCCTTGCAGGCTGTGGCGCCACAGACTTTGAGCGCCTGGGCAGAGGAGCATTTCTTTTTGAGCGCCGAAGCAAGTCACACCCAAGGGCGGTGGACCGCATATCCATTCCAGCGAGGCTGGATGGACGCCTTCAGCAATGATGACATTGAGGAAGTGACCATGCGCAAAGCCAAGCGGGTTGGCTATTCCAAAACGCTTTTGGCGTTTATGGCGTACAACGCAGCCCACCGCCGCCGCAAGCAGGCGCTGTGGCAGCCGACCGACGATGACCGTGACAGCTTTGTCAAGTCTGAGGTTGACCCGATGCTGCGCGATGTGGACGCGATCAAGCCGGTGCTGTTGACGGGCAAAGAAGACACCATGAAGCTCAAGTCGTTCTTGGGCTCGGTGCTGCACATTTTGGGCGGCAAGGCGGCGCGGGCTTACCGGCGCATCACTGTGGCCGTGGCCATGCTGGACGAAGCCGACGGCTTTGACCAAAAGATCGAGAAATCGTCGGACCCGATCACCCTGGCGCGTGGCCGCCTGGAAGGGGCCCCGTTCCCCAAGCTGATCGCGGGCAGCACGCCACGGGTCAAAGGCTTGAGCCATGTGGAATACCGCGAAGAGCACGCCGATGCGCGGGTGACCTACCACATCACCTGCCCACACTGCGAGGCCGAGCACCCGTTGGCATGGGGCGGGGCCAAGGTAGACCACGGCTTCAAGTGGGACGGCGCGGACCCGTCCACCGTGCGCCATGTGTGCCCGCATTGCCGGGGCACCATCACGCAGGCCGACTACCTGAAGCTGTGGGAGCAAGGCGCGTGCTGGGTGAGCGAGTGCGGCGAATACCGCTATGGCCACGACGGCGTGTGGCGCAACGCCCACGGCGACAAGCGCAACGCCCCGCGCCATGTGGCCTTTCACATCTGGACGGCCTACAGCCCCCAGCGCTCATGGCCAGACATCGTGCGCGAGTTTTTGGAAGCCAACACCAAAAAGAAGGCAGGCGAGACTGGCCCGCTGGAAGGCTTTGTCAACGAAACGCTGGGCGAGTGCTGGGAAGAAACGCTCGAGAAGGCCGACGAAAACGCCCTGGCCCTGCGTGCCGAAAGCTACAAACGCTTCACCGTGCCCTTCGGTGGCTTGGTTTTGGTCACCGGGTGCGACGTGCAAGACAACCGCTTCGAGCTGGTCACCTGGGCCATCGGCAAGGGCGAAGAGATGTGGGCGGTCGACTACACCGTCATTCCCGCCAACCCCGCCGACGAGCGCGAATGGGACAAGCTCGACACCTACCGCGAGACCGTTTTCAGCCACGCCAACGGGCGCGGCATGAAAATCGAAGCCATGGCCGTGGACACGGGCGGCCACTTCACGCACCAGGCCTACAACTACTGCCGCAACCGCGAACGCATGCGCGTGTTTGCCGTGCGCGGTGACCCGCAGCCCAGCAAAATGGTCAAGGGCAAAGCCACCATTCAAGACGTCAATTGGCGCGGCCAAGTGCTCAAGCGCGGCGTGCGCCTGTGGTACGTGGGCACCGACACCGCCAAAGACCTGGTTTATGGCCGCCTCATGGTCACCCAGCCCGGCGCGGGATACGTGCACTTTTCCAAAGACCTGCCCATCGAGTTCTACACCCAGCTCACAGCCGAAAGCCGCGTGCCGCAAAAGACCAGCCGGGGCATTGAATACAAGTGGGTCAACACCAAACGCGCCCGCAACGAAGTGCTGGACTGCACCGTCTACGCCATTTTTTGCACCCACGCCCTGGGCCTGCACGCCTACACCTCGGCCATGTGGGAAAAGCTGGAAGACGCCGTGCAACCCCGCAGCGGAGATTTGTTTGCATTGCCAGCCACAAACACTGACACAAACAGCGAACAACCAGATAAATTTACGGGTCCGGACGCAGCCGCCGACCTGCAAGCCGCCGCTGCCCAAGCCCAGCAAAACCGCCCCCAAATGCGCCGCCCATCGCGCCAACCAGGAAACGCCCGAACATGGTGAAAAAAGCCACCGCCACCGCCACGCCCGCCGACCTGCTGGACGACCATTTGCCTGATGCCAAGAAAATGGTCACCCCCGCATTTGTGGCCGCGCCCGATGACCTGATCGACGATGTGCTCGACGCCGTGCTGCAGTTGGCCCCTGACTTTTGCGCCGCGCTGACCGAGCACCGCGACCAGCTGCAAGCGCTGGCCCTGAAAGTCAGCGAACAAAAACACCGCGAATACGCAGGGGATCGGGTCTACATCCCCAGCACGACAGAAACCGCCCGCCGCGAACGCAGCAGCCGCAACGCATCCATTTTGCGCGACCACCAAAACGGCGAGCGCATGGCCCTGCTGGAGCGCCGCTACGGGCTGGGGCGCACAGCGCTTTGGAAAATCATCAACAGCAAGGGGTAAGGCATGACCGCCCAACAAGGCCACCTCTACCTATTCCACCAGGCCAAGGTCATGGCCATGAAATCGGGCGGGGTCACGGTGCCGGTGCGGCGGCTGGTGGACGATGGCTGGGGGCTTGGCCCGGTGGAGCATGTGCAGGCCGACAGGCTGCAGCCGCTGCCGATGCGCTACTTTCACGGGCAAACGCCTAAATAAACAAAACCAACAACACGGCCCCCGCCTCCGCGCTGACGAGCGCACCAGGAGCGCGGGGGTTTTTCTTTGGGCTGGGCGAAGTGTTCACCGTTTTGCTTAACAAGTGAACATCACAGCGGTGACATTCGGTGCAAACCACACCGAAGCACCGTGACCACCACCCCCACCACCGAACCCCTCCGCATCATTGCGGGCGACACCGCCAAGTGGCTTAAGACGCTGGCCGACTACCCTGCCAGCGCGGGCTGGGCGCTGGTTTACACACTCATCAACGCCACGGCCAAGATCACCATCACGGCCACCGCGCAGGGCGATGACCACCTGGCCACCGCCAGCGCAGCCACCACCGCCGCGTGGGTGGCGGGCACCTACACCTGGCGGGCGCAGGTCAGCAACGCGGGCGAGGTCTACACCGTGGGCACGGGCCAGATCGTGGTCGAGCCATCTTTCAGCGTGGCCACCCTCGACAGCCGCACCCCCAGCAAAGTCATGCTCGACGCCGTTGAGGCCGTCATGCTCAAGACCGCCACCAGCAACGTGCAAGAGTACGAAATCGCAGGCCGCCGCCTCAAACACTACAGCATGGGCGAACTGCTGCAACTGCGCGACCGCCTCAAAGGCGAAGTGGCCCGCGAGCAAGCCGCCACCAACGCCGCCAACGGCACGGGCGGTGTGCCTGGCCGCATTTACGTGAGGTTTGGCGCATGACTCTGTTCAAGAAATTCGCCAAAAACACCACGGGCCGCGATCTGATCGTGGGCGACATCCACGGCCACTTCACCAAATTGCAATCCTTGCTGGATGAAGTTGGCTTCAACCCAGAGGCGGGCGACCGCCTGTTTTCGGTCGGTGATCTTGTCGACCGTGGGCCAGAGTCAGACGATGCGCTTGAATGGCTGGCCAAGCCATGGTTTCACGCCGTGCAGGGCAATCACGAAGGCATGGCCATCGACTGGGCGCAAGGCATGGGTGATCGGTCGAACTACGTGGCCAATGGTGGCGCTTGGAATGTCGGCAACACGCCCGAGGTGCGCCAGCTTTACGCCGACGCATTCGCTGCGCTGCCGATCGCAATTGAGCTGGAAACGGATTTGGGCCTGTTGGGCATCGTCCATGCGGGCTGCCCATCCAACGACTGGACAGCCTTTGCAGTCGATCTTCAACGAGACGACCTCACCCCAATGCAACGCGATCACCTGACCATGATGGCTACGTGGTCGCGTGACCGCATCAACAACATGGACGACTCGATGGTTTCGGGCGTTGACGCCGTGGTTGTCGGTCACACGCCTATGGAGCGCGTGACCAGCCTGGGCAACACGATCTTCATTGACACGGCGGGCTGGCACCCCAAGGGCAACGGTTTCACCATCCTCGATGCGTCCACGATGGGTAAGGCCAGCCACACCAAAAAGCCCCGCCAGCCAGAACAAGAGGCCTTTTTCGCATGAGCCAACAACCCAACATTTTCCGCCGCGCCGCCGCATGGGTCACCGGCAACACCCCGGCCAAGGGCCAAGTGCGCCGCTTTGAAGCCGCCCGCCTGGACCGCATGACCAGCGAATGGTTTTCCACGGCCAACAGCATCAACCAAGAGCTGCACCAAGACCTGGACCTGCTGCGCCGCCGTGGTCGCCAGCTGGTGCAAAACAACGACTATGCCGCCAAGTTCAAGCGCATGGTCGAAGACAACGTGGTCGGCCCCGTGGGCGTGCGCCTGCAAGCGCGGGTGGAGGATTCCCCCGGCAAACCCGACCGCCTGGCCAATGCCGCCATCGAGCAAGCCTGGGCCGAATGGGGCCAAGCGTGTGACGTGACGGGGCAACTGAGCTTTGCCGACCTGTGCACCCACATCATGGGCAGCCTGCCCAGCGATGGCGAGTTTCTGGTGCGCATCGTCAAAGGCGCAGACGCGGGCAACCGCTTCAACTTCGCGCTGCAAGTCATCGATGTGGACCGCATCGACACCACCCACAACGGCAGCTATGGCGACAACACCGTCATCATGGGCGTGGAGGTCAACAAGTACCGCCGCCCCGTGGCCGTGTGGTTGTTTGAAGCGCACCCCAATGACGGCACACGCACCAGCCGCCACCGCATCCGCGTGGCCGCAGACGAAATGCTGCACCGGTTCAAGGTCACCCGCGCCGAGCAAGTGCGAGGGATCCCTTGGATGGCCCCCGGCATGCTCAGCCTGCACCACCTGGGCGGCTTCATGCTGTCGGCGCTGCTGGCCGCTGAGCATGGTGCCAACCATTACGGCTTTTTCACCACGCCAGACGGCATGGCCCCCATCGGGCAGGCCGACGCATCGGGCGCGACCATCACCGCCACCCAGCCCGGCATCTACGACACACTGCCCCAGGGCGTGAGCTTTCAGCCGCACGACAGCAAATACCCCAACGAGGTATTTGGCCCCTTCGCCAAGACCTGCCTGCAACGCATCGCCACCGGCTGGGGCGTGGCCTATCACTCACTGGCCAATGACTTGGAAGGCGTCAGCTTTTCCAGCATCCGATCGGGCACGCTGGAAGAGCGCGACCGCTGGACGCACGACCAAGAATGGTTCATCGGCTGCTTTATTGAGCCCGTCTACAAACAGTGGCTGCAAATGGCGCTGCTGTCGGGCGCGATCGTCATGCCCAACGGCTCGGCCCTGCCTGCCAGCAAAGCCGCCAAGTTTGCCCGCCACGAATGGCAAGCCCGCCGCTGGGAATGGGTGGACCCACAAAGCGACATGAACGCCAAGGTGCTGGCCGTCAAAGCGGGCCTCATGGCCCCGCAAGACCTGTGCGCATCGATGGGCTACGACTACGAAGACACCATCAAAGCCATCGGCCAAGCGCAAGCACTGGCCGCTGAGTTTGGCGTGGCGCTTACCGCCTACGAAGGCGCACCCGGCGCACAAACCGCCGCCAACGCAGGCGCACAGCCCACGCAGGCCAACGGTGGCCGCAGCCAAGCCACCACAGATCAGCCCAGCCACAGCGCAGTTACCAACGACCAGGCGCAACGCCAACACACTGAGCTGATGGCTGTGATCGCTGGGCTGAACAACCGCCAAACAACCGTGCAACTGTCCACCGCCGACATCGAGACGCAAATGCGCGGCCTCACCGACGCCATGACCGCGCACATCAAAGAAGTCGCCACCGAAATGCCCATCGTCGTCAACGTGCCCCAGCAAGCCGCCCCGGTCGTCAACGTGGCCGCCCCTGTGGTCAACGTCACCGCGCCCGCCGTCAACTTTGAGGCCAACATGCCGCCCGCCCAAGTGGTCGTGCAGCACCCCACCCGCGCCGTGCAAACCGTCAAGCGCGACGCGAACGACGAAATCGTCAACACCACCACCGAATACACCATCGAAACGAGAGAGTAAACACCATGGCCGAACCCATTTCTACCACCGCAACCGGCGCAGCCAGTGTCGGATTTTTGGCACTGCTCATCGGGGCCATTGGCCCTGTGGCGGCAGACGTCATGCTCGTCGTCATCTCCGCGCTGGCGGGCTGCTTCATTGCGCTGTCTGGCATGAAGGGGCAGACCCTCATGCAGAGCCTTGGCTTTATCTTCATCGGCGTGACCGTGTCGCTGGTGTTCAGCTGGGCCGCCACCAGCTTGGTTGCCAGCATGGTGCCGGGGCTTGACGGCGCTTACACCCCGGCGCTGATCGCGATGTTCGTCGGCTTCAACTGCAACAAGCTGCCCATGATCTTGGGCGCGGTGGGCGACAAGATCAAAGGCAAGGCGGGGATGTAACCGCGGACTCCATGAAGCCCGCGCCTTCAAGCGGGCTGCCAAGCAGCAATAAACCCCAAACCATCCCAAATAAGGCCCGCCCATGACCGCATCGCCCGTTTTAATTTGCTTCGTTTTGTGCCTGTTGGCGCTAACCGCCATCGGTGGCTACTGCGCCCACCGGCTCAACGACGGGCACCCATTGTGGGTGCGCCTTGTTGTGCTGCTGCCTTGTCTGACCGCGCTCGCCAAGCTTGCCGCCATTGCCATGGGCGAATACATCGCCGGGGGTATTGATGTTGCCTTTGCCGTGAGTGTTTTACTGATTTATGCCCTGGTGGCCAGCCGCTTCACCAGTCGCCCATGGCTCGACATCCGCACCACCAAAGACTGAGGCCTGCCATGCTCTACCTCGCAAGCTACAAAGGCACCCAGCCCGGCTGGAAAGGGCTGATCAACCGCGCCATCCGGTACTTCACCAGGTCAATCTACAGCCACAGCGAGATTTGTCTGGGCGACCCATTTGCTGGCCCCGTGGACTGCCTGACCAGCGCGGGCACCGAAGGCGGCGTGCGCATCAAGCGCATGCAACTTAACCCCGACAAATGGGACGTCATCGCGCTGCCCCATGTGGACGAAGACGCGTTCTGGAATTTTCTGGCCGGAAACGCTGGCCGCCCGTATGACTTCATCGGCTGCGTGCGCAGCGTGCTGCCATTCATCAGCGGCGAACACCCACACCGATGGTTTTGCAGTGAAGTCTGCGCCGCCATCATCGGCCACGCCGAACCATGGCGCATGCACCCCGGCTTGCTGCACATGATCGCCAGCCGGCATGCGGGTGCGTCATCAGCGTTGGTGGATGGCCTAAGCGATATGACTGTCTCGCCGCCAAGTGGTGGGCCTGCAAGCCTTTGAGCTGGCAGTCTGCAAAGGATTACGGACAAAAGCGATGCACGCAACAGCTAACACCGAATACATATTCAACAAATCGACTGACTTTCTTGCTGACGCTGCGAGTGACATCAAGTATCCGTCGGTCAAGGCCGTGGCCGATCGGCTGGCAGCCATCCCGACGGTCCCGGCGTTGACCGCTGGGTCAATCCCATTTTCAAACGGCACCACGCTTGCGCAAGACAACGACAACCTGTTTTGGGACAACACGAACAAGCGGTTAGGGGTCGGGACGAAGACACCAACGCATAAACTAGAGGTTAAAGGCTCAACTGATAACAACGCAGTTGGCCCACTCAATATCGTAAATGACGGTGGTGGAGTTGGAACAGCTTTATCTATTGATAGTCGTCCAGTAGGTGGCCAGTCTTGGAGTTTTATATCTACTGGGCCACAGGCCTGGGCTCCACTTGGTAGCTTTGCTTTTTATCAAGCGGGAGGCGGCTATAGGATGACTCTGACAGCCAATGGAGATGTCGGCATAGGGACAGCATACCCGACATCCAGGCTCCACGTGGCCGAACTGCCCGTATTTGCCGACAACCCATCCGCCATTGCTGGCGGCATGACCTCTGGCGCCGTCTACCGCACCGCCACGGGTGAGCTGCGCGTGGCCTTTTAACTCGAAGGAAAATCATGGACATTCAAACCGCACTGTCGAACTTGTACCAAGCCTCGCGCCTCGCACTGCTTACAGCCGATCAGCACGACAAGCTGCGCGAATCCGCAGAGGCTATTCATGTGGCCATCAACCCGCCAGAAAAACCCAAGCGGAAAGCGAAGCCCGCAACTGACGCAGCAACAACCAACACAGGCGAGGTGTCCAATGCTGAAAAATCCTAACGGATCTCAATTTGTACCCGTTCCACGTGACCCGCTGACCGCGAAGAAGTGTGAACTGGTGTTTGTGCTCGCATCCGCTTCGTTTCCCTACGGTGTGTCGGTGAGCGTGATGATGTTTGAAAACGAGCAAGCGTTTTTCGACAACCGACAGTCACACACCGCCCACCTTGGGAAATACGAGATCAACGTGCGCCGCCCCGATCTTTTCACTTTGATGCATGAGGTGGCGCTGGAGTTTTTTCCGGGTTTTGAGGTTTGCGCTGCACCTGAAAAACCCGAAGAAGTGCCGTCACCTCCAGCAGATGATGTGGCGTCTGAAAAGGCCTTGGGGTAAGCAGTATGGCACCCATCACCCTTTCGGCGCTGCACGGCCAAACCATCACTTTCTCGCTCTACAAAGACGGCTTGCTTGTCCAGGCGGGGCTGGCGATGACAGAGATTGGCAGCCTCGGGGAGTTTTATGCCGACATGCCCAGCGGATCGGCTGACGGCAAGTACCTGGTTTGCTACTTTGATGGGGCAAACAAAATCGCCAGCGGAGAGATTTATTGGGCAAATGGCGTCGAGGTGTTGCCTGCGCCTAATGGGCTTTTGACGCTGGCCGAAATTGCCGCCACCACCCTCAACGCCAACATCGTCCAGGTCAACACCGTGCCCGTGGGTGGCACCGGGGCCGAGGGTGATGAATGGGGCCCCGAGGGTTACGCCCCATGACCGCCCGCAAATCGGCTTGGGCCAAAAGCTGGGCCAATACCTGGAAGAACACCTGGGGCAAGGTGAGCGAAGACGCGCCAGCCGCTGGCGGCGTGAAGGGTAAGCGCCGCCGCCCCTTGCGCATTGGTGCGCCGTGGATGTGGCAGCCGCCCCCCGCGCCCCTGCGCCGCAACCGCCGCCGCCGCGAGGCCGAGCTGCTTTGCTTCATGCACCCGTGAAGTGTTCACCGTTTTGCTTAACAAGTGAACACCACCGCCCATTTAATCCACGCAAAGGCCACACACATGACCACCGCACAACACCTCAGCGCCGAGCGAATCGGCCAGATCAACCAAGACAAGCGCAGCGTGCGCGGCTTGGTGGTCGAACGCGCCGCCATTGACGAAACCGCCCGCACCGCCACTTTGGCTTTTGCCAGCGAGCAACCTTATGAGCGGTGGTGGGGCATCGAGATTTTGGACTGCACCCCCAGCGCCATGGACACCAGCCGCCTGCGCTCGGGTGCCAACCTGTTATGCGACCACGACACCCGAGATGTCGTGGGCGTTATCGAATCTGTCGAAATCGGCACCGACCGGGTAGGTCGAGCCGTGGTGCGCTTTGGCAAAAGCGTTCGCGCAGAGGAAGTGTGGCAAGACGTGCGCGACGGCATCCGCCGCAATGTGTCCGTCGGCTACATGATCAATGAGGCGCTTTTGGAGAGCACAAAGGACGGTGTGGAAACCTACCGCGTGACCTCTTGGACGCCTTACGAAGTTTCGCTGGTCTCCGTGCCAGCTGACGCCAGCGTTGGCGTGGGCCGCAGCCAAGAACCCGACACCACAGCAGCCCCAGCTGCCGTGACCGAGGCCACTTTGCCCGAGCCCGTGCCTGCAGAGCGCACCGCCCCCACCGTTATCACCCCCTCCATCAAATCGAAGGAAAAGAAAATGACCGATTCCGTCATCGAAGTCGTCGACCAGCGCAACCACGCCGCCGACATCACCAAAATCGCAGCCTCCATCCCTGGCGGCGCTGAGCTGGCCATGAAGTCCATTCAGGCTGGCCACACTGTTGAGCAGTTCCAAGCCGAAGCCCTGCGCGTCATGAGCACCAAGCCCGTCGCCACAGCCGACATCGGCATGGACAAGGCCGAAGTCAAGCGTTACAGCTTGATGCGTGCCCTCAACGCGCTGAGCAACCCCGGCGACCAAGCCGCCCAACGCGCCGCCGCTTTCGAGCGCGAGTGCTCCGAAGCTCAGTCCAAAGTGCTGGGCAAATCGGCCCGTGGCCTGTTTGTGCCCAACGAAGTGCAAAAGCGCGACCTGTTGGTCGGCACGCCCACAGCCGGTGGCAACACCGTGGCCACAGACTTGTTGTCTGGCAGCTTCATCGACATCTTGCGCAACGCCATGGTCATCAACCGCATGGGCACCCGCATGATGACTGGCTTGGTCGGCCAAGTCGCCATCCCCAAGCAAACTGGCTCTGCCACAGCCTACTGGGTGGCAGAAAACGCCGCGCCTACTGAGTCGCAGCAGTCGTTCGGCCAAGTCACCATGACACCCAAAACCGTGGGCGCATGGACTGACATTTCCCGCCGCCTGTTGTTGCAGTCGAGCATCGCTGTGGAGAGCTTGGTGCAAACCGACCTGGCCACCGTGTTGGGCTTGGCCATCCAGCAAGCCGCCATCAACGGCTCGGGCGCGTCCAACCAGCCTTCCGGCTTGATGACCCTGTTGACCACACCCGCAGTGGTGGGCGGCACCAACGGCGCTGCACCTACATGGGCCAACATCGTCGCTCTGGAAACAGCCATCAGCTCGGCCAACGCCGACGTGGGCACTCTGGGCTACCTGACCAACGCCAAGGTGCGCGGCAAGCTCAAGTCCACAGAGAAGTTCACCACTTCCAACGGCCAGCCGATCTACGAAGCAGGCAACACACCGCTGAACGGTTACCAGACCGCCATCACCAACGCCGTGCCATCCAACATCACCAAGGGCACAGGCACCAACCTGTCGGCCATGTTGTTCGGCAACTGGGCTGATTTGATGATCGGCATGTGGGGCAGCTTGGACCTGATGGTGGACCCTTACACAGGCTCCACCGCTGGCACCGTGCGCGTCGTGGCTTTGCAAGACGTCGATGTGGCCGTGCGCAACCTCGAGTCCTTCGCTTCGTTCGTGGACATCATCACCGCCTGATCGGCAGTGTAGGCAACCCCATCACCCAAGGCCCAAAGCGTGTTCACCGAATCATTCGATGTGTTTTTTGAAGAAAGCGAGTTCGCCGTCACGGCGACCGTGGACGGACAAAGCATGTCGGTGATTTTCGACGCCGCTTACGCCATGGGCGATGTGGGGCCCTATGGCATGAGCAGCGTGGCACCCATCGTCACGCTGCCCACCGCCAAAGTGCCCGCCGACCCCATTGGCAAGCCCGTCGTGGTCAACGGCAAAAGCTACCTGGTCACCGTGCACCAGCCTGACGGCACAGGCATCAGCACCTTGACTCTGGAGGCCGCCACATGACCACCGTGTTTGCCAATGTCGTTGGCTCGATGGTGACTGCGCTGAGCGCGGGCACCCCTGTCAGCTCCAACATCAGCCGCGCCCGCATCAAGCCGCTGGCCGCTGAGTGGACCACTGCTGTCGTGGTGCGCCTGCAAGAGTCGCAGTTTGAGCGCCTGGCCATCTTTGGTGCGCCCATCAACACCGACACGCTGGTGGTGGTGGAGTGCTACGCCCGCAGCACCAGCCTGTCGCCAGATCTGGCGGTCGATGCCCTGATGCAAGACGCCTACGCCCGCCTGGCCGCCGACCCCACGCTGGGCGGCACCGTGGCCGACTGCCAGCTGCAAGCCATCAACTTCGACTTTGACCACGAACAAGACCGCATGGGCTGCGCGCTCATGACCTACCTCATCCGCCACCGCACCCAATCACTCAACCTGGAGTAACCATGCCCCGCTATATCCGCAACACCGCCTTGCTGGCCAAGATCGAAACCACCGAGGGCACCGACGCCACGCCCACAGGCGCAGCCAATGCCCTGCTGATCAGCGATGTGACCATCAACCCGCTGAACGCCCAAAACGTCGACCGCTCCATCGTGCGCCCCTATTTCGGTGCGAGCGAGCAACTGGTGGGCACCGCTTATGTGTCCATCGACTTCACCGTGGAACTGGCAGGCAGCGGCACCGCCGCCACCGCCGCCCCATGGGGTGCGCTGCTGGTGGCTTGCGGCTTTGTCGAATCGGGCACCACCCACAAACAATACGCCCCCGACACCCCCAGCAACCAAAAGAGCGCCACGCTGTACTACTACGACGACGGCGTGCTGCACAAACTGCTGGGCGCCAAAGGCACGTTCAAGATGCAAATGGGCATCGGCGAGCGCCCCACGCTGGCTTTCAGCTTCACCGGCAAAGACGGCGGCGTGACCGCCGTGGCCAACCCCACCACCACGCTCACCGCCTGGAAGCAGCCCATCGTCATCACCGACCCCAACACGGGCGACGTCAAGTTTGGCGCAAGCTACGCCGCAGGCGTGGTCACAGGTGGCAGCACTTACGTGAGCCAAGGCCTGCAGCTCGACATTGGCAACGCCGTGCAATACACCCCGCTGCTGGGCGCTGAATACATCGACATCACCGACCGCGCTGTCACCGGCTCCATTCAGCTCGACCTGACTGGCGCACAGGAAGTGACCCTGATGACCAGCGTGAAAAGCAACACCCTGCAGGCCGTGAGCCTGGAGCACGGCACCACCGCTGGCTCCATCGTCGGCGTGCACATGGCCGCTGTGCAGCTCATCAACCCCACCAAGGCAGACGCCAACGGTCGACGCCTCATCGGCTTCGACACCCGCAGCGTGCCCGTGGTCGGCAATGACGACCTGATCATCTACAGCAAGTAACAAAAACAAACCCGAGAGACAACCCGCGCATGTTCAAGCTCAACCCCAAACCCACCTTCACCGCGCCCGTGGCGCTGTCCGTGCCCGGCTTGTCCGAGCCGTTGGAGGTGTTGTTCACCTTCAAGCACCAAAACAAGGCCGCGCTGGCCAAGTGGATCGGCGAAACCGGCACCCAAGACGGTGCCGAAACGCTGCACAAAGTGGTGGCGGGTTGGGCTGGCGTGCAGGCCGATGACGGCACCGAAGTGCCCTACAGCCTGACCGCGTTGACCGACTTGTTGGACAACTACCCCGCCGCGCAAGGTGAGATTTTCCGGGCTTACCTCAAAGAGCTGACCGAGGCGAAACGAAAAAACTGATAGAGGCTGCAAGGCGACTGATCGAAGGGTTTGAAGACAAAGAACACATCGACCAAGCCCTTGCAGCCTTTGGACTCAAGGCCGAAACGCCCAAAGAGCCCGACCACCTGGATGTGTGGCCAGAAAACGTGGCCCCGTTTGCGGTGTTCCGGGCCATGTCCACGCAGTGGAGCGTGGGCATGAATGGGCCGATTGGCCTGCGCATGGAGGCCTTGGCCTTTGTGCTGGAAATGCAAGAGGTGCCCCGGGCCGACTGGCCCGAAGTCACCCAAGCCGTGCAAGTGATGGAACGAGAAACCTTGCGCCTGTGGCGCAAACAAAGTGGGGCCTGACCTGGAATGTCTGAAGCAAAAATTGTCCTGACGGCGGTAGACCAGACCAAGGCGGCTTTGGAGTCGGCCAAGCGCAACATCGCCAGCATTGGCGACACCGTGACCCGCGCCACCAGCCTCATGGGGCCTATGGCTGCGGGCGTTTTGAGCGTGGCGGGCGCAGTGACCATGCTGTCCAAAGCGCTGGACACCATGGACCAGCTCGATGAAATGTCCGAAAAAACGGGCGTGTCGGTCGAGGCGCTGAGCAAACTGCGGTTTGCGGGTGAGTCGGTGGGCACTACCACTGAGCAGCTGGGCACGGGTTTAAAGCACTTGGCCAAGCTGATGGGCGAGGCGGCAGGCGGCAGCGACGAAGCGGCCAATGTTTTCAAGACCATGGGCGTGTCGTTCAAAGACGCCAGCGGCAACCTGCGCAGCACCGACAAGGTGCTGGAAGACATGGCTGAGCGCTTTTCTGGCTGGCAAGACGGCCCCGAAAAAGCAGCGCTGGCGATGAAGGCGCTGGGCAAGTCCGGCATGGACATGATCCCGGTGCTGAACCTGGGCAAGCAGGGGCTGTCTGATTCGGCTGATGAAGCTGCGCGGCTTGGCGTCAACCTGGGCGGCAATGCGGCCAAGGCTGCCGCCGACTTCAATGACAACATGAAGAAGCTGGGCCTGACAGCCGAAGCGGCCAGCATGTCGATCATGAGCCAGCTGCTGCCGTCGATCATGGAAATCAGCCAGGAGCTGCTGGCGGGCATCAAGAACTCTGATGGGTTCATGGATGCCATCTTGACCATGGGCACCATCAACCCGTTCAAAACGCAGGGTGAGAACATCCGCGCCCTGTCTGACGAACTGCGCGAATTGGAAAAAGAGCGGGCAGCCTATTCGACCAAGATTTTTGCGACCAAGACCGGCGCAGACAGCATTGACGCCGATATTGCCAAAACAAAAAAGCAGCTGGGCTACCTGAAAGAGTTGCAGCAACTCAAGGCGCTGTCTGGTGCTGGAGACACGGGGGATGCGGTGTCGCGCAGATTCATGCGTGGCACGACAAAGACTGCAGCCCCTGTGGTGACCAAAAAGGACGCGGCTGGAAGCCAAAGCGACTTCGGCGCCAACCTGGTCAACCAGCTGACCAACCAATATGCCAACCTGACTGGCCAGATGACCAAGGTTGACGAGGTGCAGCGCATGCTGAAAATCAGCGGCGACAAATTCACCTTTGCCCAAAAAGAACAAGCGCTGGCCGTGGCTGCGCAGATCGACGCCTTCAACCACAAAAAGATCGCCAACGATGCCGAAGAAAAAGGCATGCGCGAGCTGATCACCCTGCAAGAGCAGGCCGAACTGGCCTATGGCCGCACGATCTTGGCCATGTCGGACGAAGCGCGGGCCATGGCGTTCAACACCTCGCTGATCGGCAAAACCGCCGAAGAGGTGGCCCGCCTCACGTTTGAGCGCGAACTGGCCACCAAAGTGGCGCAGGCCGAGTCGATGGTGATGAACGACGCCAACAACGGCCTGATCACCCAGATCGAGGCCACCGAGCGGCTGGCCGCTGTGCAGCGCTTGGCCAGCGACACCCGGGCCGAGTTCATGGCCCAGCAAGCCGACCAGATCAACCAGCAATATGACGCCATGCGCGGCGTCAACGATGCGGTCAAGGAATACCAGCTCAGCATCAGCAAGATGGGCGAAAACACCAAGGGCGTGATGACCAACGCCTTCCGGGGCATGGAAGACGCGCTCACCAACTTTGTGCGCACCGGCAAGCTGGACTTCAAGAGCTTGGCCGACAGCATCATCAGCGACATGATCCGCATGCAGATCCAGCAGTCGGTCACCGGGCCGCTGTCGGGCATTTTGGGCAAGGCTATTGGCAGCTATTTTGGTGGCAGTGCAGGTGCAGACTTTGGCACCGGCGCGGCCTACGGCTCGCAAGACATGGGGACGTTTTTCGCCAACGGCGGCGTCATGTCGTCCGGTGGCCCGCTGCCCATGAACGCCTACAGCAACGGCGGCATCGCCGACAGCCCGCAGCTCGCCATCTTTGGCGAAGGCCGCATGAACGAGGCCTATGTGCCCCTGCCCGATGGCCGCACCATCCCGGTCACCATGTCGGGCGGCAGCGGGGCCAATGTGGTGGTCAACGTGCTGCCAGGCAGCGGCCAGACGGCAGACGTCAAAACCAGCCAAGACAGCCAAGGCAACATGACGCTGGATGTGGTGATTCGCCAGATCGAAGACAGCATGGCGGGCAACATGGCGGCGGGCTCTGGCAGCCTGTTCAACGCCACGGCCAGCCGCTTTGTGCCACAGGGAGCGCGATAAATGGCCACCTTCCCCACTTATGTCGACATTGCCTGGGCAGACACAGCCGAGCAACCCGCCAGCGTGGTGCTGCGCTCCGAGATGGAGCGCGGCGTCCCCAAGCAGCGGCGCATGGCCAGTGACGCCATGGTGACCGTGCCCGTCACGCTGTATTTCCGCACCAAGGTCAACGCCACCGACTTCGAGGATTGGGTCTACACCCAGATCGGGGGCGGCGCTGATTGGTTCACCTGGACGAACCCGCGCACCGGCACCAACGTGCAGGCCCGCATTGTGGGCGGCGACATTGGGGCGCTCAAGCCCGGCAGCCGCGCCTGGACGTTTGCTGAACGCAGCTTGCAGCTTGAATACCTGCGGAGCGCCTACTAAATGAGCGTCAGCGCATCCACCCGCACCCAGCTGCAAGCCACGTCTGACCCGCATGGCGTGTTGGAGCTGCTGCAGATCGACCATGCCAGCTTTGCCAGCCCGGTGCTGATTTGCAACGACACCCGCGACTGGATCATTGGCGGGCAGACTTATGTGGCGCTGCCCTTTGCCTGCAAGCTGCCCAACGACGCCCGAGGCGAAAACCCCCGCGCTCAGCTGCAGATCGACAACGTGGGCCGCGAACTGACCGGCGCCATAGAGGGCCTGCCCGTGGGTGCTGAGCTGCTGGGCACCTTCAAGTTGGTCAGCCGCGCCACGCCCACCGTGGTGGATTACCAATTTATTGCCCAGCTGTCGGGCATCAGCATCACGCCCACCGCCGTGACTTGCACCATGGGCGCAGACGACACCATGCGCCAAACAGCGGTGCGCGTGCGGTTTGACCCACAAAACACGCCCGGCTTGTTTCCAGGATGAACATGAGCACCGAAGCCCAAGATTTTGCCGACGCCCAGAGTTATGTGGGCGTGGAATACGTGCCCGGCGTGTACGACTGCGCGCATTTGTTTCTGGACGTGCAGCGCCAAGTTTTTGGTCGCGAATTGACCATCCCCACCGAGCTCGGCGTGCACAGCATGGGCCGCGCCGGTCAGGCCCGCCAGATCGCCGTGGCGCGTGACGCGCTGGCCGAACGCATCCAAGAGCCGGTGCACGGCTGCGGCGTGCTGCTGACCACGCCGGTCGACGGCGGCCAGTTGGCTTGGCACATCGGCACCGTGTTTGTGTACCGGGGCGATGTGTGGGTGCTGCACAACTCGCACGCCATGGGCTCGGCCAGCCTCAACCGCCTGCGCGACTTCGCCTGGCGCGGTCAGCGCATCGAGGGGTTTTACAAATGGAAGTAATCGATGTGAAGCCCACCCGCCTGGTGCGCACCCCGCACCCGCTGACCACACAGGGCCAGACCAGCGTGGCCGTGCTGCAGCAAGACGGCGAAACACTGCTGAGCCTGCTGCAGCGCCACGCTGTGGACAGCACCTGGGTGGTGGAAGTGGGCGGCCTGCAGGTGCCCGCCATCCTATGGGGGCGCGTGCGCGTGCACCATGGGCAGGTGATCGAGTGCCGGGCAGCTGCTCAAGGCGACGTGATCAAGATCATCGCGTTTGCTGCGTTAGCCTATTTCACCATGGGTGCAGGCAGTGGTTTGCTGCTGAGCACGCTTGGTGCAACGGCTGGCACTTTTAGCGCCGCCTTGATCGGCGCGGTGGCCTTTGCCGCTGGCTCAATGATCATCAACCGCATCTTGCCGCCACCCAAAGCCCCTAGCATGGACACGGCCAGCAACAGCGTGGAGCCGACCTACAGCCTGAGCGGTGGCCGCAACAGCCAGCGCCTGTGGCAGCCCATGAGCTTGGTGCTGGGCCAGCCCTATGCCGTGTTCGACCTGGCCGCGCAGCCTTATTCGTATTTTGGCGGCGAGGACCAATACCTGCAGCAGATCTTTCACCTGGGCATCAACTGCCAGCGGGTGGACAACCTGCGCATCGGCCAGACGGCCATTGGCAATTTTGAGAGCGTGAGCATCGCCGCCAGCGGACTGCCCGGCAACGGCTACAGCTCCGCCATGCCTGGCAACAACGTGGACAGCATCCCGGGTGCATTGCTGGACGCGCCAACCGGCACCGGCCCGTGGGTCACCCGCACCACCAGCCCCGGCACCGCGCAGATCGCCATCGACATCGAGGCGAATTTGTTTGCTACCGACCCCTACAGCGGCGCGTGGGTGCAGCGCCAGTGCGACATTGAAATTCAATATGCCGTGGCCGGGTCGGGCAATTGGGTGGGCTTGCAAACCGGATCGACCAAGCGGGTGGAAGAGGATTACACCGAATATGGATGGGCTCCCTATTCTGGAGAAGGTGGCGACTTTGCAATATGGGGACTCATCCAGAAAAAACGCTGGGTTGATCTTTATTCGGCTGCAGGGGTTGCTTGGTTGTTCAACAGCACCGCCAAGCCCCTGCGCCGCACATTCGCCATCCCTGTTGCGCTGGGCCAATACGACGTGCGCCTGCGCAAGCTCACAGCCAACAACACCAGCACCAGTGGCCAAAACGCTGTGCAGTGGATCCAGCTGCGCAGCTTCCAGGCGCAGACCACCAGTTTTCCCGGCCAGGCCCTGCTGGCCGTGAACATGAAGGCCAGCGGCCAGCTGAGCGGCGCGATTGACGAACTCAACGGCATCCTGACCGCCAAGCCCTGCCCGCATTGGAATGGCAGCGCGTGGGTCACCGCCACCAACCGGGGTGATGGCCTGAGCAACCCCGGCACGATCATGCTCGCCTATGCGCGGGGCTTTTACGACGAAAACGGTCGCCTGATGGCGGGCCTGGGCTGGCCTGACAGCCGCATCGACCTGGACAGCATCAAAGCATTTACCGTGTGGTGCACCGCGCGCGGCTTCACGTTCGACGCGCACATACAAGACGCCATGAGCCACGGCGACCTGCTGGACGCCATCGCCTACGCTGGGATGGGCAGCATGTCCATGCCCGACGGCAAGCTGGGCGTGCAGTGGCTGGCAGACGATGCGCCCATCGAAGGCGTGATCAACATGGGCAACATCAAGGCCAAGTCGTTTTCGGTGCAATACGACCTGAACGATAGGGCCGACGAAATCGAATACGGCTACTTTGACCGCGCCCAAGGCAACCAATGGAACGCCCTGCGCGTGCTGGCCCCCGGCGTCACCATGCCGCGCAGCACCGCCCGCCTGAGCAACTTGGGCATCACCAGCGAACCGCATGCCGCCGTGCTGGCCCGCCACAGCATGGCGCAAAACATTTACATGGCCAAGGCCATCACGTTTGAGCAAGACCTGGAACACCTGACCTACCGGCGCGGCACCGTGCTGAGCCTGAGCCACGACATGACCCAATGGGGCTACAGTGGCCGCGTGCAAAGCGTGACCGATGTGGGTGGCGTCATCACCCTGGGGCTAGACGATGCCGTGCCCGCCACCGGCCCCGGTGGTGCGTCCAACAAGTTCATTGGCCTGCGCCTGCTGGGCGAGGCGCAATACCGCATTTTTCAGGTGCAGGCCTTCACCGGCACGGCGCGGTCGGTCACGCTGGTGGGCGCATGGCCTGCGGGCGTGCCTTTGCCGGGCAGCGTGGGGGCGGGTGGCCAAGTGCACGATGCGCTGTGGGTTTTTGACTTCAAGGCGACGCCTGGCCTGCGTGTGGTGGTCAGCAAGGTCGAGCCCATGGGCGGCATGGCCGGCGCACAGGTCACCGTGGTGCCGCTGCCTGACGAGTTTTGGCCGTTTGTCAACTCGGGCGCGTACACGCCGCCGCCCAACCGCAGCCTGCTGTCGGTCACGCCCGCCATCAGCAACCTGCGCGTGAATGAAGTGCTGCGCCGCCAAGGCAACACCTGGTACACCGATCTGTCGGTGGACTTCGACTCTGTAGAGGCCACCAACAGCGTGCAAGTCTGGGGTGCACGGGGCGATGGCCCACTGGAGCTGCTGGGCACCACGCTGAACCGATCATTCAGCTGGATGGGCGGCCTGAGCGAGGTGTGGGCGCTGGAGCTTCGGCCTTTCAGCTCGCTGGGCATGCGCGGCACCGCGCAGCGCATTGGCTACACCGTGCAAGGCCTGAGCGTGCCGCCGCCCGATGTGTTGGTCTTTGCCATCACGGGTGATGTGCTGAACTGGTCGCCGGTGGATGCCATCGACCTGGCGGGCTACAAAATCCGCTTCCACTATGGGCAAAACACCTGGTGGCCCACGGCTGCCGACCTGCACGACGGCTTGATCACCGAGACACCCTACACCCTGGTCAACCGGCCCACGGGCACCGTCACGCTGCTCATCAAAGCCGTGGACACCACGGGCAACGAAAGCACCAACGCCGCCGTCATCACCGTCAACCTGGGCGATGCGCTGGTCGACAACGTGGTCAACACCTGGCCGCAGCACACCGCATGGCCCGGCATCAAAACCAACGCCAGCGTGGTCGGTGGCCAGCTGGTGGCCAGCGCGACGGACTTGTTTTATGGCGCAGACGAAGAGCCGTTTTATGGCATGGACACCAGCCCGTTTTATGCGCTTTCGCAAAGCCAGAGCATGCGGTATGAGTGGGACGTCATCTCCAACGGCCCCGGTCGGCTCACGCTCAGCCACAGCATTGTGGCCAGCAGCTACACCATTGAATATGCCCGCGACAACGCGGAGGCGTTTTACGGCATCAGCGGCGACTTTTTCTATGGGCCAGACACCGACCCGTTTTATGGCCAGCCGCAAGACTGGTCAGTCTGGCCCGGCTATGCCGACGCGGTGAACGGCGAGACGTTCCGCTTTCGCATCACCACCGCTGGCGGCACGGGCACCGAAGTCATGCAAACGCTGCAAGCCAACCTGGACGTGCCCGACATCACCGTCAACACGAACGACCTGGCCGTCAGCGCCACCGGCACCCGCTTGGCCGTGCCTGCAGGGCTGTTGGCCATCAAGAACATCCAGATCACGGTGCAGGCCGATGGCAATGGCGGCGTGACCGCCCGCTATGCCGACAAAACCAACACCACGCTGGGCCCCATGGTCTACGTGCTCAACGCCGCTGGCGCGCAAGTGCCGGGGCTGATCGACGCCGTGATTCAGGCCTATTGACCTA